GGTTGGGTTGGTATTTGACGTACTTGCTTGTTCGTAAATCTGATAAACATATTGTCCATTTAAAGAAGAACCAAAATTTGTGTTGGTTACAATGGAAAATTCATTGTACCTATCTTTGTACAAACTTAAATCCGTTGCATTTAATTTAACAAACTTTACTTCTGTATTTGCGCTTCTATTTGTGAAGACAAAAAGGTAATTTGGGTTTGTCAATAACTGCTTTTCAGTTAAAGTAAGTATAATATTTTGTGTCTGTCCTTTCGTGAACCTAATCATATAGGTAAATAGCCAAAATTGTAATTTGTTGCACATTAAGTACAAATATGACTTATATGGTACAAATACGTATCAAAAAGTGCGTTTTATGACACATTATCGTACGAATAAGTGTTTATAACTTCCGTAATTGTCGTAGTATTACTACTGATTTTGTCAAGTTATAACTTGACTTTTGTTATAACATTACTACATAAAAAAACCGCCGAACGAATTAACGAACGGCGGCAAACCTATAAACCTATGAAAAACAAAGTTTTAAGCACCCGGTGTTTCCAACGCAGTAGCAACTGTTGAAATTACACTTGGCGCTAACGCAGGTTCAGAACCTGTGAAAGTTAAAGTGAAACCACTTCTGTCACCTTGCGCAGTACCTGTTGAAGCTGCATTTGCAGTCATATCAATACCACGTGTTTTTCCTAAATACCAATAAATACCGTTGCTATCTTTTGCGACTGCAACTAAGCTATTTTGCGCCAATAACAATAATTCGTTTCTTGTATTGGTCTGTAATTTGTTAAGGATAATCTGAAGTTCTTGCGCATAGAATACTGTGCCGTTTGCAACGGAAGCAGTCATTGTTTGGTTGAACATAGAAGTATCTTTTACCAAAGCATATTTCCAAAAACGTTTTCCAACCGCCTTAGTCAAAGCAGTAATAACACCGCTTGCTTCTGTTGTTGTAGTTACGTTGGCTGCTTCAGTAAAATACACTTCAACGATACCGCCTAAACTATCGCGACAATCTAAAGTATATCCCTGTGTTAATGCACACGCCATTTTGAATAATTTAATTTTTTAAAAAAATGGGGGGATATTTCACCCCCCTAATAATTAAGCCAATATGAATTTCACTGTTTCGTCAGGGAATGCAATATTCACGCCCATTTTGAATTCAGATACAAAACGTACTTGGTCAGCTTCTTTTGCGTAGAAAATTTCAAACTTTTCTTCTTCGTTCAATAAGTCTGTACCGATAAACAAGTTACTTAAACGTGCAGCGTAAATTTTGTTTGTGCCATTCAATCCGCCAACAGAAACAACCTTAATCATTGTACCCGGTAAAACAAACTCACCGTCTGCCTTCGCGTCAACTGAATAATGGAAACTGTTTGCGTTCTTTAAAGCAATAGTGTAAGTTCTGAACAAATCTTGACCACAGAAAATGGTCATATCGTCAGCAGCTACAACTTTCGCAGGAATAGCAGCATAAACACCGTCAAAAATTTCAATAACGTTTGCAGCAGTAATTGAACTCAAAGGCGCACCACTAATAAAAGTAGAAGCATTTGCAGCAACAACACCTGAAGCAGCACCAACTAATTTAACTAAACCGTCAAATTTGTTTAAATTTACGTTAACACTTGCGGTGTCACCTTGCCAAATTGCAGTTTCTAATTGTGCAGCAATTGTTTTTGCTTTTTTATCAGCAAATTCTTGCTCAAAAGGTACTGAATCGTACATTGAACCCGTAGGCAATGCTTTTTGTAAATACTTAGCTTCTAAGTCTTTTGGACAAAGTGCTTCGTTTACTTTAATTTTTCCAACAGTCACAGTTCTTTGTGTGAAAGTTGTTGAACCTGAAGCAGTAAATCCGCAGCTTCCGCCTGCTTGAAATATTGCGTCTGTGTCCATAATGTTAATAGTTTCTGCGCTTTTTACGCCAACCATAACATTTCCTGCACTCTTAATCAAGTTTGCAGTCTTTGCGCCCAATACTGAAGACGTCACTAATTGTGCTGCGTTTTGTTCAGTATATGCGGCTAATGCTGATACATCAAATGCCATTGTTATTAATTTTTAGTGTTTAAAATTGCGTTTCTATATTTTTCCAATCTTTGTTCTTTAATATCATTTGTTTTTATAAATGAATTAAAAGAATTTGGCTTTGAAATTGGGTCTGCGCTTGGTGTACTTGAAAGTGCTTCAATTAATTCAGCTACCTGTGCAAATCCTTGCTTAACCTTATTTTCCAAATCCAAAACCTTTGCGTCTGAAACTTCTTTTGCTGCTTTTATTTCAGCAATTTGCGCTTCAAATGCTTCGGTCATTTCTTGCATTTTTTTGTCTGCTTCCTTACCCATATCTTCAGGTGCAGGTGCAGCTTCTTCTTCGCTTGTAACGTCTTCTTCTTTTGAAGAAAGTTCAATGATAATACCGTTTTCATCTAATTGCATTACAGTTCCGTCAACCAATTGGTGTTCGCCTGCGGGTGCAGGTGTACCGTCAGGCATTGTAACAGAACCGCCAATTTCCAAAGATGAAATTTCAATCTTAGTTCCGTCCATTAAAGAATATTCAGCCATTTCAACCTTTGTTTCTTCAACAATCGGTGTTTCTTCAGCTTTCACTTCTTCAACAGGTGCAGCCGTGTTTTCTTCAAACAAAGCTTTGATTTTTAAAATCGCTTCCTGTGCGTTCATACTTTTTTTATTATATAGTTAAAAAATAAAATGTTTATCACTTAACCTGTGACAATATTTTTTTAATTTCGTCAACCATTGAAGAAACCTTGTTTACTTCCTTTGGTTTGTAATTAAATAACCCTTCAACACTAAAACCCATTATTTCGCCATTCTTTACCTTTTGCCAAGCTTCTTCGTTGTCAACTATCATTGAACCAAACCAAGAACCAACAGGCGCATCTTCAAATCCTTTCATTGGCATAATGCCACGTGAAGGGTCAGAAATAAAGCTTTCAAATAAAGTAACACCTTCAAATTGTGCGCTTGAATTGTGCATTAAGTTCACATTGCTTTGGAATCCTTTTTTGAAAAACTTTTGTACAATTTTGAGAATAGTATCGCGAGTAAAAGCAACGTAGTAATCACCGTAAGTAGCGTCAGAACGAAAAATTGGCGTGTCAGCCAACATAATAGCGCCTGAAATAATGCGACGGTCTTCATTAACAATTTCAAATTTCTGTGTTTTATTAAATGCATTCCAATTCTTTTGAATTGCCGGACGGTCAACCAATGCAATGAAGTCAACCTGTGAATCGTCTTCAATGTCGTCAGTTATGTCCAACATATATATTGGTAAATCTGTATTCATACCCATAAATAGTTTATTTTATTTAATTTATCGTTTATTCAAATCTTGCTTGGTTCTCAATTTGCTGAACTCGTCTTTGTGAACCTGAAATATCGCTTTCAACAACGTATGCACGAATTGCATTATTGCCACCACCGCCACCATTTCCGCCACCACCACCGCCACCACCTAAACTTGGTGCAGCACCACCACCACCGCCAAGACTTGGCATTGCGCCACCGGTTGAAGGTGCGCCCGGACTTGGAATGTCAACAAATCCCGGTTCAGAACTTCCCGCAGGTATGTTAGGCGTTTTAACGGCTAAGATTGCTTTCACATTCTTTAAACCTGCAACGATTGCCGCAGCCGCAGCAACCGCACCTAAAACCGGGCCGACAATAGGAATACCCGCTAACGACTTGAATGCCGCCGTTGCTGACATATAAGTATCAATAGTCACCGCAGCAATTGCCGCAGCCTTACCGGCAACTGTATGTTCACCAATAGCCTTTGCAGCGTTCTTTAATGTAGAACTAATCTTTTGTGCATTTTCTGCACGCATAGAAGCTTCTTTTTTACCAATTTCAATTCTTGTATCAGATAATTCTTTTTCAGTTTTAGTATATTCAATACTGTCAATTTTACCTTCTGCAAATAATTTTTTATTTAGTGCTAACGCTTCGTCAACCCCTTGTTTTCTTGCTTTAAAAGATAAATTTTCATTGTTTATAACAGAATTTAAACGTTCTTTTTCTTTGTCGTCAGCTTCCTTTTCATATTTAGCATCTATTTCGCCAAGTTCTGCACCGTGTTTTTCTTTTAATGCAGCAATAAGAACTTTTTTCTGAATTTCTGTATAATCTGCATTTTCTAAAATCTTTTTTGTGTCAGCAATCAAAGCTTCTTCTAATGCAGCAACTTCTTTTTCCTTACCTTCTTTGAATTTAGCAATACGTGCTTCTGATAATGTCGTTTGCAATTCTTCTTCAAACTTTTTATCATTTTCAGCACGCTTTTCTTTTACCTTGTCGTCAATTTCTTTGACCTCTAATTGGTAAGCTTGTTCAGTTATTTTTTTAAGTTCGTTCTTTGTTTTTATGTCAACTTTTAAAGCGTCAATTTCAGCAATACGTGCATTGTAATTTATTTCAGCTTGCTTCTTTGCTTTGTCGTCTTCAGAAGTAATTTCAGCCAATGCCTTTTCATTCTGTAAATCAATAAGCATTT